AAAGCATCATGGCGACATCCTGAGGTACAAATTCGAAGGTCTTAAATTCAAGTTGGCAGATAATACCACATACACGCCAGACTTCAGTGTCATGATGGCCGATAACTCCATCGAGCTGCATGAAGTAAAAGGTCATTGGCAGTCTTCTGCTCGTGTCAAGATCAAGGTTGCTGCTGATATGTATCCATTCAAGTTTGTCGCCATCAAAGCCAATGCCAAGAAGAACGGCGGCGGTTGGTCAGTGGAAGAATTTTAACGCGTCATCGTGCGCATAGGAACGGAGTGAGAGATGGATGATCAAATAAAAGATACATGCGCTATGACCGCATTTAATATAGTTAAGGATAATGGTGGTTATGCGCAATTTGAAGAATATGATAAATTATATGCTGATCCTAAGGTGTATCGTCCGTGTACAGGGACATTAGTTGGATGGGGTGATCCATGTAAATTAAAACATAACAATGGGGTAATTTCTGCAATGCTGGCAGTTGATAAAGGATTGCTCATTAAAGAAGAAGATGGTTATAGAATTAATCCTTGACAACCGGTCAATAAACGCATAGACTAATCTAGAAGAGGAGATTTATTATGTTTGGAAATAGAAATCAATTGTTAGGTTCTCAATATGTTCCACCAGAGGGATTGGAGAAGTATTATGCGGAATGCATGATTAGATCCTTAGAAAAGCAGATGATGGATTATATCGCATCTTTACCAACAGGAGCGCCGGATGAATCAGATTAGTAGAGATGATATTAGAGCTGCACTTAATGTTCTGGACTTTGTAAAGATACACAAAACATTGCCAGAGCAGGATTTAATCGACAAAACATCAGAAACCATCCGCACCCTCATCGCCAACGCCCTTGACGAGCGGTTTGTGACGGTGCCACGGGAGCCGAATCGAAATATGATTGATGCTGGATACTCTACAGATAAAAAAGATAAGCGCGGTGAGTGGATTTATTCAACTCATGCAGATATTTATAAAGCCATGATTGCTGCCTATAAACCTTCAGAAGATGGGATTTAGAAATGTTTGAATGGATAAACTTCTTTAAAAAGAATGGGACTAATAATATACAGATGTTTTATCATTTTATGGAATACAGTTGCACTGTAGAAGAAATGTATCAGGCATTTAAAGAAAGAATGTTGCAAGAGATTAAAGATCAGGAGGAAAACCAATGACCAAAGACGTATTAGCGAGCCTGACGGAAGAGCAGAGACAAGCTGTGAGACATTTGCTTTGCCATGCATCATGTCATGGTTGGAATAGGCATTCAAATGGATTTACAAGTATCAATCATGAGCAGGTCGCTTTAAACCTTTTGCCAGAACCTGATCCTGTCCTAATTCCGCTGGAGGATGTTTTGCCTATCCTAGAAGCTTGTAAATATATGAGTGAAGGTGAAAGTCACATGTGGGATGCAATATTTAAATTTGAAGAAGATCATGAAGATAAGCTTGCCGCGATCAAGGGGGAATGAGATGGTTCCAGGGTGTGTTACTGAGTGTAAATGTACAGCAAACCAATGTGACATACGTAGCAGAACGATAACCATTCATATTAAAGATTCTAACCCAGTTACAGGTACAGATGCTTGGGCAGAATATCCTACACCACTAAAGACAAGAAAACAAAGACGTATAGAAGCAAGTATTGCAAGACGTAAAAACAGAAAGAGATTAAAATGACCAAACGCCTAACCTACTACAACCTCCGCGATATGCCTTACAACAAACCGAAACGCTATCCGTTTGAGAATTATCAGGGTTTGAAGGGTGCTAGAGAACATGCCAACAAGCATTTTGAAGGTAAATTTAACCTTAATATCAAGACAAAAGCCGATGGAACTAAGTATTGCCAGATTGAGCGAATAAAAATAGAAAATTAACCTCTTTTCTGTTGACAGACTCGCATAGTGTGTGCATACTAGGGATACCAACCACCGAGGAGATACTAATGTTCATCGACAGCAACAAAATCGTTATATCAGACAAAACCAGCTTATGGGTTACATATCAGAGCAAGCCAGAAGGCTTCACTATTGTTCGTATGAGAGCTGCAACAGATATTAAAACCGATAATGGTTATACCACACGCGGTACATATGAAATCAACAACCTCAATGACCGCAATATGAGCAAGGTACACGAATCAATCGCTAACAGCATTGCATCCAATAACAAACGTTTCAACAATGATTATGTTGATCTGCCAGCCCTGTACAAGATCATGGATAAAGCAAAGGAGATTGCAGTATGCTAAAACGCCTCATCACAGCCTACCGCAAGCGCAAACACACCAAGCGTCTTATTGAAAAATGCCATCAGGAAATGCTGCGTACGCATAATGCCAATGCTATGTGTCGTATCCTTGATACTTTAGAAAGACTGGAGAAATCGTTATGATCACTAGAATCCAAGAAGTATTATACTCAGAGCCACTTGGTCGATTGGTCATGATTAATGGTGTGCTGCACTCAGTGCATTGCATTACAGATCATAATAATGTTTTTCAAGAATATAACTTCTACCCGGTAGAGTCATTCGACACGCTGGAAGAAGCAAAAGCGGGGTTTTCGTTATGACACCTTTAACCTATACGCTTATTGCGGTGATTGTTGTGCTGGTTATCGCTCTATACTGGGTTTATCTTGAACTTAACCAATGGAAATCCGCATTACTTGAAATGAATCAACTGTTACGCAATCATGGATACGTTAAATTAACACCACGAGGAAAAAACGGCAAGTTTGTGAAGGTGACGAAATGATTAAATATCTTGCAATCATAGTTATATCTCTTTTTCTCATTTCATGTGATGAAAGAAAAGTTAATAATATAACATTAGATGATTCGGAATGGTCTTGCACAGAACATGTAACAACAATGATTTCTGCCGGTAAAGTAATGGTTCCATCACGTACATGTGTTAAATATGAAAGAAAGTCAAAATGACCGAGAAAACTAAAACCAACTGGAAAACCATTACCATTATTATTATGCTCGGGTCAATCCAAGTGGCATATGATATTGTTTCTTGGAAACCTTTCCTTGTAGACCGTGACATTAAGGTATCCCGCTATTTCCATGATCGTTATGAAGCCATGATGCAGCAGGAACAGACACCCCAGATGTTGCGTGTAGCAGCATTGACCGAAGTTCTCGACTATGCCCCGGTTATGTGCGGAAACAATAAGACCTGTGAAGGTACAATGAAGCAGATGGAGAAATAACATGCTAAACACAATCTACAACACCGCCATAACCATACTCGGATTATGCATGTCAATTGGCATTGCGTATGGCATGTACAATGTCTGGATGGAAGTGAAGCGCCAAGATACATTAAACGATCAGGATTGGGGTGTATGATGACCAAAGAGAACCAAACCGAACTGCTGCAACGATGCGCTAAGGCATTTAAGATGATCAAGGAATTATCTGGCAACCATCGGATAAAACATGAATCACATCTAATGCTGGAATCCATTGGCGATTATCTTGTCCACGGTATCCACGCAGCCCCGGTCGAAGCGCCGCCGCTGGTTACAGGCGAAACGTCAGACGGCTATCATACTTTCAACGAGCTATACGAACATCGTCATGCTTTGTTCTCGGCTCTTTGCAAATTTACTGATAGCTGGAAATCCAAACTTCACTCAGACGGAACAATGTTTGATGGTTGGTTTATCGCTGGCATCAATACACCAGCCGGACAAGCAACCTATCATCTGCCTATGTCATGGTGGGATTGTGTTCATGCCAAAGAGCTAGAGCAAGCCCCTGACTGGGATGGTCACACGGCTGATGACACTGTGAACCGCATTAAAATGATCGCGTCCACAGGCCGCCTTACCCTGCCACCCGCCGCAGATGGGGACGTGCGAGAGGCCGCAGACTTTTGGAACGCACCGACAAAGGACATGACCGAGCTTGGTTGGAAATCGCTTTGCATCTTGCGATCTGCAGCCCTGCAACGCCCCGCCCCGTCGAACGTCAGCAGTGAGGATGCTCAGGCGGCTTTGGCCTTATGGATGAAGACTAACAGCATGATCCAGCCAGTTCATGATTACGGATGTGCAGCACCTAAAACATTCAAATGTGGATGCAAAGCAGAAATCGAATTTGGTGATACCGAGAAGATGAAGATAACCATCCGCGCTCTGCTGGCTGAACGCGCCGGGGGTGTGTGATGGATCAGACAAGTCTTATCCTGTGGTCGTTCCTTTACATGTGGCTTGGCGGTGCATCGTTCGCACTGTTCTTTATTCCACCCTATAAAATAAGCAGCAGCTATTTGGTTGTCCCTATTGCGTTAGCAATGACGATGCTCTGGTTTCCGCTTGTCTCTTTACAGATTATTATGGAGCTATTCCCATGACGATTGATTTAGAAAAACTGGAAGCGGCTTTGCGCCATACTTATAAATGCGAACCTTATGAACAAAGCAGCTATATCCGAGAAATCCATGACGCTGCTATGGCCTACCTCGAACAGCAACGCGCCAAGGTCGATCAAGTGCCGGACGGTTGGGTGCTGGTGCCAGTGGAGCCGACAGATGCGATGTCAGACAAAGGGGAATACGTCAATTCAGAATGGCTTAATGACAATGCTCCTATTGGTCAAAACCGATATAAACGACCAGCACAAGCTGTTTACAAGGCGATGATCGCAGCCGCGCCGAAACCAACAGGAGATGTGTGATGGATAGCCGTGAAGAAGAATTATATCACCAGCAAGGCGAATGGGAGGAACGCCAAAGACGCGAAGCTGAAAGAGAATACATTGAACGCGAGGTTTATATAGATCATCTGTGCGATGAATATGATCTGGTACGTAAACCGCAAAGCCCGGCAACGGCGCAGGGTGTGCTCCATGATTTTGTACCAGACAAAGCGCATCCGTGGTTCTGTGGTGAATGTGGTTATGCACCGCATACAGTATTGAAACATAATCAACCCACCACACCACAACATGCAAGTAATCAGCGCCAAGGTGTGCAATTGCACGAAGTGGCCGAGCAAGTATCAGACGCATGGCATGCAGGAATTGAACGTGGTCAGCGCCAGACCGTGGTTGCAGATGATTTATGTCCAAAAACTCTTAGAGAATGCGCAAAGAATATCAGAAAAAATGCAGACGCTCTAAATGATGATTATATCCTTTACTATTTATATAGTGAGGCTGCATCCTTAGAAACAAAAGCGCAGGAGATTGAGAAAAATGTCTAAGAGAAAAATTCATAAATACATTGAGAAAAACCTGATTGAAATGGTGATGGAGATGGGTGCAGAAAGTCTCAATCCAGACCAGTATTCCCAACTTGAAGAAATCAAGGATCAACTGATGGAAATACGTCATTTATCAGATACGGATAAACAGACCGTGGGTGCAGATGGGATGCCGGATGTATTGTGTTCCAAGTGCAAATGCGCTATAAAAGACGAAACGGGCTAAGTGCTATCAACACCGCCCGCTTCTACCCACTAGCGAAAGGAACTCGCCGTGTCTGTTGAGACAATAACATTACCTGATGAAATTTGGAAGACTTGTCCAGTATTGCAGGAAAAATATCTTGTAAGTAATTTGGGTCGTATATTTTCTAATATAAGCAATCGCCTTTTATCTCCTGCAACTAATAATTGGGGTTATAAATATATTGGTTATAAAAACAAAGAAAACGTATGGCGAAAGATGTATGTTCATCGTGCTGTTGCATCGGCTTTTTTGGGTAAAAGCGATAAATCGGTTAATCACATTGATAGAAATACTGTTAATAATCATGTAAGTAATTTGGAATATGTTGCTCATAGAGAGAATATAAATCATTCTAATATAGGAAAAATCACTTTAAAAGGTGTTACAAAATTAAGAAGCGGTAGATTCCAATCGCGCATAAGATTGAATGGCGTTCAAACAACGCTTGGGATATTTGAAAATGAAATAGATGCTCACAATAAATATATTGAGTGTCTAAAAACCTTAGGTGAGGAAAAATATTCAAGCAATAACCTATCGCCAGCGCGGGAGGAATAGATGGCAGATAAATACGGCCTAAAATCTCTTGCTGTTGGCGAGCCTAAGTTTTTTAGCAAAGAAGACACAGAGATCGAATGCTTTGAAAATTTGCGCCAAACAGCTTATAGTTATCACAGATACAACCATAAGCGCAAGAAATGCACTTATTACTTTAAATGCACAAGCAACAAAGAAGGCATGACTATAACCAGAGTTGCCAGCAAAGAGGAATTAAAATGACGCGCCTATCGATCCTTATCATCTCTATCGTGTTTTTCTTTATCATCATGCCTATTGCTTTGTTGGCTGGTGGCATTGACCATGTTTTGCATTGGATGAATCATGACTGATGCAGAAACAATCCTCAAAATGATTGAGGAGGTCGATCCAGAGGACACTGAGAATTTGGACGAGATTGATGCGCGTACCATGTGTTTTATTCAGGGTTGGGAGTTTTTAGAAACTCATCTTGGACAATTTGAATATAAAATACCTGGTGTAATGTCATTTATGCCGTTTTATGAAACCACACCAAAATACACCCGTTCCCGCGATGCTCTAAAAGCCATCCGGCCAGAGGGTTGGTTTTTTACTATCATGCCACACTTGATTGTAGGCGGTGGGTTTTTGCAAGTTGAAGCCGAAGCCGAAAATTCAAAATATGATAATAAACTTTCGACTTTGGCAGAAGAATTACAAACCGAAGAACTAGCCGAACTCCACGCTATCATACAGGCGATTGAATATGATCGGAGCAAGTCATGACTGATGAACAGACAGAACACTTATTAACTTTGACTGACCCGCTTGATATTATGTTTTGGGTTCAGGTGCATGTTAAGGGTGTGGAGGCTGGATTATGATTAATGTACCCACAGAAGATATTATGCGATACCATGGAATTGCTACAGAACACTTTATTTTTATTGATGGTAAACTTTATCAGACATATAAAATAAGATGCAACTCTTATGGTAAGCATGAGTATTTTTATATGGATTTATTAGTTAAGGGACAGGAGGAACTTCCAGATAAGGATTAAGCGCGTTCAGCTTGGCAATCGCATCAAGGTAAGCTGAACGAGCATCGGCAATATAGTCCGCCAGACGTTGCGGTCCGTACGCGCCAACTGGAGCGGCTGGCCATGATTTCGCCGTATATGCGGCAGGGGGTAACGGCTTTTGCGTAAAATTTAAACTACTGCAACCCGGTAACAAAATCACGAAAACTAAGAGGAAGTATCTCACAACCATCATTCTTAACATTTTTAGCTCCCTCTTGGTTTTTAGCGTCCTTAGCCATAGCAATATCTTGCTCTTTTCCTAATCTGTCTATATAGAGCCATTGCTCTTTAGCCACTTCCCGATATGCCCAAGCGTCCGTTTTAGCCTTTTCCAGACGGCCTTGCAGATTTTGGATATAGATGTAGCCACCAACCAAAACAGCGAGTACAGCGGCCAGTAGGGCAAGTTTCGTATAGAGCGCATTCATAATATCTCCCTAGGGATAATCGTGCCATGGTATTTGAAAATGTGGGCCGTCGAGAAATGGTTTTTTACCCAAAGCACGCATCCGGGATGAATACATTTCCACTTCTTCATCAAGATCGCCGCATTGGGAAAGTTCCTTGTCCCATATTGCTCCCCATTCTACAGGAATGTTGAGTATTTTAGAAGCGTTTTTCATGGCATCGGCAATCTTGTAATACAGCGGCCAAGCCCACTCAATCCGACCATCCACCAAAGCAGCCAGATCAACCGCGTGGCCTGTCAAATGGCGTGATTTAAGCGTTTGAGAAGCGCCAGAGGCCACAAGCTGCTTTTGGCGCTCCAGAGTACGCAGACCCTCAATAACCCGGAAATCCACTTCCGACATATTAATAGCCGTCTTAACCAATCGCGCAAGATCAGGATGAACACCGCCTAGATTAACCAGAGACAATCGACCTAATTGAAACATTCTACATTCCCCACAGGTTCATAAAACAAATATCTTCTTTTTTAGGCTTATCATCGCATACCATGAATTTGCAGGTATATAATAATAGAGACAATCCCATGAGCGCATACATCATATTGCGCCATAGATTGGGCCAGATATGCTGACTCAATGCGCGGATATAGAATATCCCGGCTGCAAAGACCAGACACATGTTAAATGTCGTTAACAGATGGGCGTTGCGCACCAGCATGCCACCATTCTCACGCATAAGGTCAATGATCCGGGCAATGACTGTAGCACTCCAGTGACAGGCGATCCCGGATATAAACCAGAATCGTTCTGATTTCGGCTTATCTGTGATCCACATAAAGATTGTCCCGCTCGCAAAGAACAGGACAATAAAACCAAGTAGCAGGTTGGTAACGCTAAAGGAAAATCTTAAATCCTCAGCAAAAGCATTGGTAAAATTTAACATCAGATTTCCTCTTTCTTAAGCTTGCCAGACGCTAAACCATTGAGAAGAAGCTCTAAAGCTGTCAAGCTGACAACGCTTTTTTTTTTATGAAACTCCCGGCCCGCTTGTTCTAAACGGCGCTCTTGGTTTTCAAGCTGTTTTTCAAGCTCAGGTGCCGATACCTCAACAAACGGTTTATCTTTTTTACGAAAGAATGCCATTACTGGTTACCCTTTCCGCGTAAGAAATCATCACGCAATGTTGCAAAAGCAGCCGTAAGCGTTGTAATAGAAGTATTATAGGACTCAAGCTGTTTGGCGCTATTGCCTGTTAATTCAATGACCTTAACAAGCAGGCCTTCAAACTTCTCCTGATACTTATCCCGAATTGTATCATTGGCGCTCGATAGCTGCTTATTATCAAAGTAGAGCTTACCAATGACGCCGACTAGGGTTGTCCCAATGGTTCCGAGTAGCCCTAGTGTGAAGTCATTGATTTCCACTACCTGATCCTACAGTGCATACATGAGAGAAATAGCCCCGGCATCGAATGTATCTGTACCGTTTATAGTCGTTAAAATAATCTCTGTGATAGGGGTGTTGGGAGACGTAAAATAACCACCTGTAATAGATGTTTGTGCTGTATTAGCCAAACCGATAGTGCCCGAACATGTCCATTGAGGCGATCCTGTCAGGTTATCAGCCTTGGTAAGAATGATCGTCCCACATATGACATCAGCAGCGGCATGGTTGGTATTTACAATAAGACCCGTTGTATAGAGAGTATTAGCAACGTTCACTTTAGTCCCTGATCCAACATATCCAGAGGTTGCTGCTACACCACTTGTGACAAAACGTAAAATGGGCAATGACGTGCCGCTTGTTGAAACACCGATAAAGTTGATTGAAATCTGCTTTGTTCCGGTGGGGATACTGTTAGCACCAGCACTGACCGAAGTCCCTGATGTTGTAGGTATAACCACAGAGATAGTAGATGCAGTTGAAGTAGGCGCAGGAACCAGAGCAAGCAGATTAGCAATGCTGATTTTACGGTTGGCAACAGCGCTGGTATCATAGGTCGGAATATAATCATCCGTTGCAGGGGATGGGTTATCGGTCAATCCGTTAATATCAAGCGCATTGGCACCACCAGCTGAGAAGCTGGTAACGTTATCAACCGGGATGCCAACCTGTACGTTGAACTGGTCTTGCAAGACATACTTATAAGAACCATCAACCCAGATGTTGACACGTGATCCACCTAAGCTTGACAGGGGAAATCCCTCAGCGTCAAAGTAAATCGGGTTGGTTAAGGGGATTGTCCCTGCTTGGTCACTGTAGGCCGCTTTAGGCGTGTTGGTGCCAGCGGCATAGGTGTACATCTTACCGAACGCCAAGGGCAGCCCGGTAACAGGGTTTGGGAAGTATTGGAATGGGACCGGGAGGAGTACCGCCATGGTTATTTACCTTTTTTCAAGAGTTTTTTAGCCTCGAAGGCTTTTTGTAGGTCGATGCGTTTGACCGTTTTAGTTAATCCAAGACGGTTAGATGATGCTTCTAATGCCTTATTGGCACGTCCAGTCTGACGTGCAACACCAATGGCTTTGGAACCTTGCTGTATCCCATATCCAGCTGCTCCAGCTAATGCAGAACCGACAACTCCACCTGGCGCACCTGCAATGGTTGAAATAATAGGAACAAGACCACTACCACCTAACCGGAAGAAATCTGTTACAATTCCTGTATCTGCCATTTTTTCTAATGCTTTTATTTCTTCTTTAGACGCACCTTTTGTTTTCTTGGCTTGATCTAAAAGAGTCTTAGCACCGTTACGGATAACCGTAGCTGGCTGCTCAGAACGTCCAGCTTTAGCAATAATTCGCTCAATATCCGACATGCGGATTGATGCAGACCATGCTTCACGGGCATCTGTAAGAGTTTTGCCGCCTTCAGTTTGTGCTACACGCTCACGTAATGCACGCTGCATATCAAGGAACTTTGTACCGTTGGAATCGAGGTTTCCTTTAATATCCATAGTACCATAAGCTAATTCGCCTAAAGCCTCATCAACTTCTTTAGCAGCTTCAAAGGTAAGTGGCTTACCACGCAAACCAGTCTTCTCATCATTAATACGCTGCATAAGTTGTTTGACAGGGCTGTCACCTGCGAAAATAGTTCCAGCCTCTGTTTGCTTGTCTAATTGTGCGATTTGGTTATAAAAACCATCAGCTTCAGGTGCGCCGATAATTCCACCTTCTGCATCAGCTTTCTTAAATAAGCCACCAGCATATTGACGAACTTCTTGGGCAGATGGGATAACTGTTCTTGTATTGACAGCATTAATAGCTTTTCCAGCTCCACGCTCTATAGGCGCGGCAACCGATTCCAAAGTGGAACCTGCCACGCTTTTACCTTTACCGACTGGGGCGAAAGCTGCCGCGATATTCCCAAGATCAACCGCACCCCCGATTCGGGCTGAGGCGACTGGATGATTTTGTCGGTAATCTTGGAACCCTTGAACGGCATTTGAAGCCATCTCCCCGACAGGAGAATTCGCAACAGCAGAATAGCCATCTTTGATAGCCCCTTTCAGGTTTGGTGTAAAAGTATCTGCTGTCCAGTTTATGGCAGAACCTACAGGACTTGCAACAGTTTTAATCAATTGCCCGGTAGCATCAATAGGCAAAGCAGCCGCATTTAATCCACGGTAGATCGTTGCCTCAGTACCGCCTAATTGGCCAGAATTCTCAAGATTGGTGATGTTTTCAGCCTTATTGACCCGATTAACGTAATCGTCTGCAATTCGGTCTGTAATACCCTTCTTCTGATTGAAAGCTGCAGTTATCGGATCAACCACTGGCTGCGCCTGTACAGGTTGCGCGCGAGAACGCCAATCACCTTGCACTACTTGCGGCTGAGCAAACCCCTCAATTTGAATATTAGCCAAACCATCAGGATCTGCATAAGCTGGTAAAGCCATTGCCGCGGCATCTGGCATAGCTGGGATACTTACAGGTTTAGCTCTGGTGCGCCAATCGCTCATTGTTTAACAAATCCTTCCGCCTGTGCTGCTCCAAAGTCTGAAGGGTCAATCATCAAAGATTCGCCCGTTTGTGGGTTTGTAACAATGATTTGTTGCGATGCAGCAGGGTTGACTTCAACCATCATGCTTCCTTGACCAGCGCTGGCATACTTCTGATTTAATGTTTTCATTGTTTTTAAAGCAGCTAAACGGTCACCAGTAGGCTTGTTTTTATTACCAACATCAGCAGCCATCTTTTTATAAAGCTCTACATCAAGTACGCCCTGTGGCCCCTCAAAACGAGGAACATTGGAAGTCAAAGCGCCAGATAACAGATCAAGCTGTGCATCTGCTTTGGTTTTCTCATCACTAACATTAAATGCACTCTTTAGAGATGATCCGACATTCTGTGCATATCCGCTTGTTGCCTGTGGCAATATTGCTTCAGCCTGACCAATCAAATCAATAACATTACCAGCTTGGCGAGACTTATTGTTAACAAGAGCATTAGCTTCACCTTGTGCTTTACCCTGTGTAGTGGCTGCTGCAATTGGTGCAGCTGCTGCAATTCTGGCATTATTAACAGCAGTTGCCTGCAAACCCTTCAATTCAGGTGCATTGTTAGGATTAACATTAACACCATAAGTTTCAGCAATACCACCGCCAGGCGCACGAATAGCCATTTGGTCACCCAAGTTCAAGACTTGAGATGCACGTTTAACGTTTAGGTATTGGTTTTGTTGTTCAGGTGGCAGACTCTGGAAGTATTGATACTCCTGCACATTTGATGGTGCCTGAGCCTGTTGCATTTGAGCTGCAACCATCTGTTTCTTTAAATCAAAAGCCGCCTGCAACGCCTTCTGATCAATCAGCGTCTTCTGCTTGTCAAATACCGTGGTATCAGGTCTCGCCATTAGATAAGTCCTTTCGAACGCAGATACTGTATCATAGCAGCATCGTTATTGCTATCGCCACCAATCATTTGACCGTTGGCATTAACACCCTGTTGACCAGTCGCTGCAGCTAAAGATCCTGTCAGGATATTACCTAAGCCAGTTGTTGCAGCAGCTTGCGTATTACCGATATTACCGTAAATGTCAGCCAGACCACCAGCAACCCCGATCTTACGATTCTGGTCATTAGCATAGCGGCTATAAGCATCTTGCAGCGTGGTATCTGTCAGACCTTTATTAAAGTCAGCAGCTTCACGCAGAGCCTCACCAGAGAAGTAATTACCCTTGGCAGCCTGCTGACGACCCAAGGCTTGCTCACCCTGTTGTAACTGGAACTGATAGCCTGGATCAGATGCTAGATTTCTTGCATCAAATGAGCTGTTCAGGAATGGTGAAAGTTGACCAAAGGCCTTTTCTTGACCTTTAATCAATTGGTCTTGAGCACGTTGGTTGGTAAACGTACCAAGACCAGCAGAGGCTAAAGGAGTTAACCAGTTGCTTGATCCAGATGCAGCAGTTCCAGCAGCTGGTGCTAACATGCTACTGGCACTTGAAAGCAAGGAACGTTCAGCAGCCGATTGACCAAAACCGGAAACAGCCTGACCAGCCTGTGCACCTGTGTAATCAGCTCCGCCACCACCAAGAGCGCCCGTGACACGATCCCAGAGGCTAGGGTCACTGCCAGACGCAACATTGCCATAGCTCGAAGCCAGACCACCTGCTGGAGCCGCAGAACCAGCCGCTGCACCTGTGATATTATCCCACGCATTGCCAAGACCACCAGAGCCTTGAATGTAACCACCGGCACCGCCTAAAGCACCGCCAAGCAATGCGCCTTGTGTACCACCATTCAGAGCGCCACCGGCTGCACCTAAGAGGCCACCACCAAGCGCGGATCCTGCAGCACCAGAGCCAGCACCAAGGAAACTACCTAAAGCACCGCCACCACCAGCAAGACCGCCAGCACCCAAAGCACCACCAAGAGCGCCACGAATACCACCTCCACCAAGTGCGCCTGCACCAGCACCTAATAAAGCAGCGCCAGGAATACCAATCCCCGGAATAAGACCCGCCAACGGTGCGACTGTGCGTAAGATACCTGTAATTCCACCCATTTTAGAGACTCCCCATCATCATGGTGCCGAGCTTCTTAAACCCGGCTTTTTTCCAAAGGTTAATAAATAATTTTTCGTTCTTCTCACCCATGCCCGACAAACAAGACGCGTACATGAGTTTAACTTCGTTGGCTTTCGCTGTTTCGATCAACACATCACGAATGGCACGTGATGCACCGGAACCGCGAAACTCCGGCTTGATACAGAACATCTCAATGTCAGCTTCCATCTGCTTGTAGAAACTCTTGCTGAGCGTCAAAACACCAAACCCGGCGAATTGACCATCAACCAAAGCAGCGCCAACAATGGAATGATTCAGCCACATTTTGATTGTCTCAAGGCACTGGTCATGGTCAAAATCCATGTTGCTAAACGTGGTTTCATTGAAATAACCGGGATACAGCAGATCAAGGATAATCTCCTCGTCACCCGGCTTTGCCGCAACCAACTGAATATTGCGCTTGATCATATCGACACCACCCGGCCAGTGATGGTAATAGCAGCCGTCACCGCAGACCAAGCAGGCGGGAAACAACGCTTGGTTGCCGCATCAATCAATCCCAAAGCACCCGGTAAACCTCCCACCATACATGCTGCGTCAACTGTGACTGCGAATGGCAGATCAAAGTACGTTGTGCCAGAGGTCGAAGTCGTGCTTGTCCCCGGTACAATGCGAATCCAGAAGTCTGTAAAGCCTTCATTCTGGTAATAGTTACCCGTAATGACAGGTGGAGAACCGGCAAATGTCAGGTTAGTTGCAACTGGTACCCAAGGCGAAGCAGATGTCTGCCCGGTATCGCCTACAATGATATTCTGCAAGAACAAGTACCAGCTGGATGCAATCAGTCCTTCTGGCAATGGCTTGTTGTTCTCATCTGTCTGCAGAATTGGTTCCTGTGGACTTGGTGATACTGGAATGCTCATGTGTTTATCCAAGCGCCAGAGATATAACGAGACGATGGATCGGTCATTCTTAAGCGTAGCATCCACTGCCGAGCCTGACCTAAACGATCAAACTTGACACGGCTACGGTATTCACCAGCTTTACCAGCTGACTTGGAACGGCCACCAGACCACGTTTTGCCGCCGTCCTTAGACACGAACAGAATAATCTGCGGATCAAAACCTTGACCTGTTTGTGTGCCTAAACCTGTCTCAATACCAACCGTCAGGTTCTTGATAATGATCGGCTTATCTTCATCCTGAATCTGCGTAAAGATACGGTCTGCTGCAATCTCACGGCCATTATCACTGTTGTATTTTAGTGACTGTTCGTAGATGTTGCCGCTTTGGCGGTCAATCGTAATAATCTTATTAAAGGCATAAGTACCACAAGCGGAAATATCAGGTTCATAATTACCATACTGGTTAAGGTAAGCACGTTCGTGCCATACGCCTGTTGCAAGGTCATAGACAAGTGTTGTATTCATACCGCCACCAGTCAACACAAAGAATGTGTGACCGTCTTCCTGATACGACCACGACCGCAGAGTGGCTGGTGCAGGTGCAGCCTGAATCAATAGCTCAATCGGTTCTGTCGAGATACGGCGCGGTGAGAAACCTTGCAGACGGTAAACAATGCCTGCACCGTTATCATCACGGCTAACCAGAAACATCGAGTTATCGAGCTGCAGCACGGAATAGGCTGATACCGTACCCGTTGAAATAACAGCGCCATTGATACGCTGGAACGGGAAACGAGCTCCTGTGTTGGAGTAAAACTCGGTGGATTTAGCACCAACCAAAGCCAATTGCCCGGCAATGTTCTTAACGCACAATAAGCTATCTGGTGAAGATTCAGCCGTGGCAAAGTCTAATGCACCCCATGTGAAACCATCATAGAGTGCTGAAATCTGGAATATGCCGCTATTCACCCGGCTAACAACGAAGTAACCACCGATAAAGGTGACAGTCGATGCAGATGGTAAATTAGCACTTGCAACCACCGCAAACGCATTTGTCGCATAAGTAAAGATATAAAGCTTGCTACCGTCACAAACGGCTAACTGAGTACCATTCTCATCCATTGTAATGAGCAATCCGGTATTCGTTCCTAAAGCACCACGCAAGACACCAGTTGCCGTACCATCATACTCATACAAAGAATTGCCACTCACAAAGAAGGCGCGACCATTAGACGCTGTATAAGCCCCACGCCCCGGCCCAGAGCCTGCCGTCGCAAGTAACAGGTTACCCGGTCTGCCGTACATGGCCACGCCATCCTTGCCCCGTGGATCAACCACAGGGAACATATTGATAGAACGCTCGTCGTTAAAGCTTGTAGAGCGTTGCTTGGATGTTCCGCCGGAGACGCCTGTGCGCATTGGTCTATTCCCCTAAATTCACAGTATCCATAAAGGCTGTAAACACATCTACAATCTTCTGGTTACCAGCATCATTCGGGTGAATGGTGTCCGTTGTGTATGTTGCATCCTGCGTGACAGGGTTCCATGCAGTACGCAATGTAGAGACATAGTAAACCTTTGAATCACCAAGAGCCGCAACAGCTGGGCCATATACAAGATGCAAAGCCTGATTTAAGGCCTCATAACCTACATTTCCTGTTGGCAATGGTGCCCAGATGAAAATAGGACAAGTGGCTGATTTACGGCGCACATGAGCCACATATGCCTGCATATTTGCAATGGTCGTAGCTGTTGGAACGCCTTGTGCGCTATCGTTAATACCTTCTTCATAAACCGCCATACGAGGCTTTTGCAGCGTCTCATAGCGGTTATTTGTTGCACGAAGTAATTCCTGAGCAATTGAAGATGCCCCACCAACGCCACGGTTAAAGACGCGTGTTGAAATACCTTTAACATCACGTAACCAGTTACGTGTCTTGTATGTGAAATGCTGGATATAACTGGTTGGGGTTGATCCAGCCGTGATAGACGTTCCACACCACCAGATCGGCGGCAAGTCAGCGGCAATATCAACATCAACAGAATAACCGAAGATTGAAGTTGCAGCACGGACAAGCTTTGTGTTCTCATAAACAACAGTGAACGGCTTGGTTGCACCATTAGCGATCACGTCAGATGTGGTAGCCGTTAAAACATCACCAACCACACCAATTGTCCAGCCTGTGCCAGAAGAAGATATAACACGGCACTGGGACGGAACTTTATCTACAACAGTGACTGTACCAGACGTTGGACTACCAGAGTTATTAATAATATTAAACAGAGTGGAATATTTGTCACCAGCCACGATTGTATTCTGGTTACTTGGCCCACCGTTTTTATTATAGGTTAATGCAACATTGGCACTAAGAGAAGGAATAGACATTTTCGGGTCTTGCTCAAACACCTGCATCAGAGAGAAGCCGGGCACTTGGTGTTGTGAATCAAAAAGACCTTGAATTGGAACAACGATAGTTCCGCCTGCAGGCACTGTGTATGAGCCAGATTGAACAAATGTACTACCAATAGGCGCTGTCCCGTTTGGTGAAACATATTGCAGGAATGGCCCTAAAGATTGAATGTAACAAGCTTCAGATGCACTCAATGTTAAGCTTTCAAGCCAAAATGCTTTGATATTCGGTTGTGTATTGCCACCACCAACACCCTGACCAGCGCCAACAGTAACACCTGTCCAGCGCATATTGCTGTTACTTTGGCCAAGCCACGGATCGCCTTCACGAATAACACGATCTTTTAATGTCTCTTGTGATACTACGGGAAAAGAAACCATTCTAAACATCCTCTACACTGGCAACCCAATAACGGTTGCCTGTTGAATTATAGTTATATTGCACCTGAACACCGCCTTTTGAGACGGAACTATTCACAATAATGATCTTCGGGGTTGTGGGTGAGAGAGCCTGTATGGCATCACGCTCAGCATCACTTGCCACATAATAAGTGCCGATAGCCGCTTTCAAGTTTGAAAAGGTGATTCTGGCATCGTAAGGGTTGGAATTAGGAGAACGGACGGCATACAGGAAATCCCCATCCGAAAGAGATGTGACTTGAATTTTCTGCAAAAGTGTTGAGTTAACCATTGTCTATTACCTATCCAACAAACATAAAATCGTCATTATCAACAAAATAGAAATTATCCCCACCGGGTCCAACAGCAACACCGCCACCTCCGGGATATGCAGCACCATAATAGCCATAGCCACCTGTAACCCATGGCAATCTCAATTCATTGATCTGCAGGTTTTTAGCTTTCAATTGCGCCTTCGATGAAGATGCAATAACCGCAACGGAAGCCGGAACCTCTACTTGAAATGACCCAGCCCATTCAACAGCAAGATTGGCAGTCAAAGCCCGTTTGTAGCCCGGTGCCAAGGTAATAACATCATTTTGGGTCAGGTTTGAAATCATATCCGAAACCCACAACACCAACTGATAAATAGACCCTGTGGGAATTGGTGTAACATGAACAGTCAGCAAGGGAGAGGTTTCATTAACCCAAATACCCTGATAAGGATATGTCCCTGTTTGCCCTTTAAAAGCAACATTCTGCCATTCTTCATTGTTGAACATATAAACAGGAATGTCCTGTCTGCTATTTCCGGCCTGTGTAACATCACGGATAAAAGCCGCAGTAATGTTAGCAGGACGTGGAATATTGAGATCGCCACCAAGTCCGATTGTATAGGAACCCTGATTGGCAACCAACGGCAGCGTAATAGGTGTCGCGCCATAAACCATGAGATTGCTGATATTCCAGCTATCAATCATGTTATTCAGTTTACGCAATCCCCCCTGCACTTGTGATGCAGAGGGGGTTTCGTCTTCTGCCAGCACTCCAAGATCAAGGAGAGCGTCCGTGATAATTGTGAGTGCTGTATCAGCCATTATTTAACCTTTACGTGACCAAGAGATGGATTCAGGTAATCAGGATGGGATACATCCAGTTTGCTACGGCGATCCATTTCAGCTTCGCTCACGGTCTTGGCTATTTTCTTTTCTTCAGTTACTTCTTCCAAAGCAGCGGCAACAGCAACGGTGTTCACTGCATTTTCAGCACCTGAATAACGCAGATCAACAGCTGGGCTGTTTGGTTGCCAGTTGTGGGCCAGAACAGCGTCATTGGTGGCAACATTGGTTTCGAGTGTCGGACGATTTTCATCGAACTTCACCTCTTCTTTTTCATCATTTTTCTTTGACATGATTAACTCCAAAAGGGTAAATGGGAGGCCAATTTCTTAGCCTCCCGTGTTCATTAAATCCAGTTTAAACCGGTATCATCAATGCAATAGTAAGCCGTTTTGACCTGTGCAGTCGCTGCAACGCTTGCGTTGATAGCATTGGGTCCCGGTGTCCCGTTGATCGTACCGCCCACAGGAGGGTAGACTTTCGGAGCATTGGTAGCGAGTTGAGGAAACACAATGATTTCCTGTCCGCGCACACCAATTGGCAAGATTACACCATTTGCAGCCGTGTTATTGGTAATAACATTAAGCTGGGCAGAGATAGCGGTTGCGGTAGCTTGTGTCGTACCAGCAGCGGCAACAGTAGCAATTGCAGCCGTGGTGATGACAGAAGCGTCTGGCAATGGATTGGCACTGTTAATCAGGTTGCCAATTTTGTTTGCGTTTGTAGCATTAGCCATTTTCTAAATCTCCTTTAGATTAAGCAGCAGGTGATTGGAAGCGAACGGCCAATTCTGGATAGGTCGCCAACCATGCATACAACACATCAAAACGTGTCATGATCTGGTTGGTTGGGCCATCATAGAACTGTGTCATTGTCAGAGACAGACCCGATTCAGAATCGGAAACCGTGTCAGAAGAAATGACGCCCTTTTCAGGAACAGTTGCCATTGGTACACACGCGAACGTAAATGCACCCGGATCAAACAGCAGAGACTGTTTGGAAGCAACACCAGACGCACCGGATGTAACGGTCAAGGCAGCGGAAGCCGCTGGCAATGTCGATACAGTAGCGAACTGGTTGTCAGTGACGTTTGCCGGAACAAGCGGGCTGACAGTGGTGATAATCATGTTACCGGAACCATCTGCAACAGCCGTCGAGGCAACAGCAAAGAACGCTGATTTACCAGTGGACTGACGGGTCTGTGGGTTGATCGTGAACACGTTGGCAAGGGTGAAGGTATCACCAGCGTTCAGGATCGAACCAGCGGTCCAGCCTGAGGTTACAATGGTGTTACCAGATGCCGTAGTAACAATCGGAGTACCGCCATAAACGCCGGCTGTGTGGGTCTGAATGAATGCTTCATCGAAGAATTCAAAGCCATAACCTTTACCCATACGGCCTTTCAGGAAGGCGTTTGAGATTTCGGAAGATGGGTTGAATACCAGTTTCAAGCTATCAGCCAGAGCAGCATCAGCAAACGGGTCGAGCAAAGCTACACGATCCAGAGATGGCATGGAGCCAGCAGAGGTAATGTAAGCGTTTGCCAGTGAGATTGGTGTAGTGGTTGTTGGGGCTACAGATGTGGAACCAACAGACGTTGCCACTTGGCGATAGAGAGCTGTACCATCAGCTTCGATCTGGCTGGTAACGCTCGCCAGAGCAGCCTTCAGGAACATATCAGCACCACCGTTACGAACGCCATCAGCCGATAATTGCAGATCGGTCAGGGAGAACGAAACATCTTGACCAGCTTGTTGCAGCTGAGTCGAGATTGTTGGCATGACAGTTGATTCTACCTTCATCAATTCACCACGACGGCCTTTATAGCGCGGTGGTTTTTTGATGTTGATAATACCACCATTACGAGCTTGCTGATTGCTCAGGTCGGTCTGGTAGTCACGGTTAACATTGGCGATCATCGGCGTAGAGTTACGCAGGATCATCAATGCCCGTTTAGCGATAAGGGTATTGATTGGAAAGTTATTTGACACTTAAGTCTCCTGTTTGTGGAACGCCGCAAACAGGTCTTGGGATGCGGCGTTTAGAGGGGTTTCCACACCTTATCAAGCTCCCGCAAACTCATTGTGGAAAGGTCCTTTGTAGACCCGCCAGATGTTGATTTTACAGGATTAATAGGAGGTGCGGCCTTTGTCGTCTTGACCGCAGTGTCAATAGGGTTTGACTTGATGAAAGCTTCAATTTGTTTAATTGCCATTTTGAAAGCGGGTGGATTCGATTGCAAAGCTTGCAATTGAGCCAGATCGCTTTGTCCAACAACGCCCAATTCAACAGCTTTTTGATAGTTATTAGCTAAATGATAGGCAATCTGTGGACTCATTTCAGAGTGTAAAACAGCTACTTGGATTTCAGGTGTTACATGACCAGTTCTAAGTAAGGACGTAACCTTTTCTTCATAGTCAGGAACCGTTTCCGCATATTCTATTTCACGATCTTCATGATCGGCAACTAATTCTTGAAGTTTGGCTTGTTGAATTGCTTGAACCTGAGCTTCATCACGGGCTTTGAGCTTTTGCTCCATTTTCCATTCAGCACGGGCTTCTGCATATTCTAAAGCATCAGCAAAGTCTTCTATTTTAGGACCAGTGTCTGTATTGGATTTATCTAGTGAAGGTGGAGCTTGACTTCTGAGGGCATCTAATTCAGCGCGTAAACGCTGATTTTCTTGCCGTTCTCGTTCAATCTGACGTTCACGTCTACCAGGACGCTTTTCCTTGTCACTGCCATCATCCTCCGGTTTGGGCTTTTCAGCTTCACCTTCGGGCGGTGCTTGCGTTTCTGGTTCAATGACAGGAGGCTTTTCCTCAACTGTCTCCACCGGATCGGCAGGCGGGGTATAATTTGCAGATACATCGGCAAAATAATCGCCGGATTGTTCTGGTAATGTCATTCGATACACCTTTCAAGGTTCAGAATAATTAATCAATATCACGGTATCAGAGTACCGTCAACTACAAAATGGCAAAGATAGTAAAATGACCATAATATCATCCTGCTCCATCATATAACGCCGGATTTGCGCCTCTAACTGGAGACGTTCTTCCTGCAAACGCTGGGCTTCCAAGAACAAAGCCATCAACTCTTGTTGCATCGCAATATCGGCCAAGGCTTCCATTTGCAGGCGTCGCGCTTCCAATGCGGTAATCTCAGCCTCTTTAGCCTCTAAACGTTTGTCAGCATCTACCTTTTCAGCTTGAATACGGTTGTATTCTTTAATTTCATATTCATGCCGGGACAGGTGATAAGACGCGGCATGGCTTGTTTTTCCCCCACCACCAACCACAGGTGGCGTAAAGACCGAAACAATCTGATATGCACTAGACTGAAAGGCATTGGGTTGAAAAGCTGAGAACATTATCCCTCAAGAGCCTCAATGGCAGCGAGTTTCTTGTTAACCTGTTCCAGATCCTCCTGTGCGCGTTCAATAGTAGCCATGAAATACATACGTTGCAGCTCAAGCATTTTAACATCAACTGTTTCGCACACGCTAATCTCAACCTTGGTGCCATCCATCTTTTCAGCAGATTGAGGGACAAACAGCTTGTAAACATCTGTGCTGGACTCAGATTCAATACGTTCGGCTTTGATAGTCATCACTTACTCCTTGGATTATTGTTAAGTGCAACGTAGATTGTCGCAGTAAAATGTTTGCGTATTGTCATCGGGGTCATAAGATGTAATGGCTATTTTAGCAGCTGCTTTATTGACAGTTGTAGGTGTCAAGGTCAATGTTGTAGCAGTTCCGCTTGATATGGTTGTTGTTACGGAATTTGTTATTGTTCCATCTGTAATAGATAAAGTGATAGCTGTATTAAATACTCCAGATGGTTTTACATCCATAAGAATGTTTGTAATGGCAGAAAAATTAAGAAAGTTTGTATTTCTAATGTTTACCCCATTAAAACCAGCATCAAACGACATGCTGTATGTGCCTTGTGTAACATTAGAAGTCGATTGTGTTAAAACCGGGAAACCAGTTGGTGTCCAAGCCTGAGTGGTCGGAACACCACCAGCGAACACTTCAAAACCTTCAAATAATCCAATCCCAATACCACCACTGGAAGCAGGCTTGTTAAACAACAATCCGGGAAAGCGGTAATAACTCACTCAAGCCTCCAAACTGTAGCCAGTAATATCCCATTTTGTGTCATTCGAGTTGTAAATCATGCCAAGATAGATCGTCTTGCTGATAACAGTCGTAGTCGGCAAGGTAACACTAATCGCACGATAGATCGCATTGAAAGCCAGCGTTCTGGCTGTCCCATTATCCTTGACACGTATAATCATAGCCTGACCATTAACAGGCGTACCAGTCGGCGCACCAAAGGTTGCATTAGCGGCCAAAGCTGTAACTGTATACATATCATCCGTATCAGCGTTAGGCGTTGGTGTTGAACTTGACGCCGTGGTGCTAATGCGCGGGTTTAATCGCTTTGTGGTAAGCGTTTGCGCCGTTGATGTATCAATAAGCGTTGTGTCTAGCTGTGCTTTTGGGGTGCGGGTTTGGGCCATTAATTAGGATACCACGTAGAGTTAATACCGGAATACTTTAATCTGATCGGAACCCATACGCCAGCTGCACTCAATGCCGGGCCAGCATAAGACTGTCCAGTGTTGGGCGAGACAACAGCCGCAACAATACCACGCTGGGCAAGGATAGTTAAAGGCTGTCCATCCAATGGATTAGGGGGAAGAACAATTGTCCCGGCTAACAATGCAATCGCACTGTTTAAAATAGCAATCGTAATACCATCCGGGATTGTCTCATTGAACCCAGTTGTTACAGTCTTTTGCCATGATTTCTGTGGAATTGGTATATAAGCCATTACAGTACCCACCAGGCGCTGCCGTCATACTGAATAGTCACAGATGCCCGGTTAGTTGATATAACGTAGGTTGCTGATCCATCAATCAGGCCAGAGGCTGGCGTTATCGTGATGTTATTCACGTTCGCGTCACCCTTACCATCCTTGATGATGTATGTTTGTCCTACCTGTGGTGTTGCCAAGCTCACAGCCGTAGCAGCGCCTGTTGTTTTATTAATAATCACTGTACCATCCGCCGATGTGACAGAAACTGCACCTGAAGCCGTTACTACACGGATAGGCGAGGTCATCATGCCTGTGTTAGACGTCACATAGGACGCTTGAACAATAGAACCTGTTGGCGGTGCTACATTGAAAGTAAATGTACCCGAAGCCGGAGTTGTCTCAACGAAATCATAGGACGCACCTTGGCTTTGATCCTGACCATTCAAGACAACCTTCAAAGAACCTGCAACATACGAGCCATTCGATACAGTAAAGACCGTGTTCGATCCATTTACCGAGCCAGCTAATGTCCCATATGTCGAGCCAGAAGCTGGTGTTTGATCGTTCTTGGTGGTGTTGAAGTTATTAACAGTACCGCTACTTGGAATAGTCTGTGTACTCAAGGCACCAGTTGACGAAGCAACAACCATGCGCGTGCCAGTACCCGCTAAGGACGTGGCGCTGATTGCCCCACCACTCGCAACACGGAAATATTCCGTAAATGTACCTGTGCTAATATTTGAACCAGTGAAATTACTGGTAGACCATTCTCCGATACGGCAATTGGCGCCAGAACCAAAGGCGATAACTTCGCTATCACCTGACTTCTTGATGATACCAAGGTTCTTATTGCCAAGCGTAAAGCCTGTATTATCCCCACCACCCATAAAGCCACCACTCGTGAAAGTGGTGCCATTTAGATCTATTGAAAATATAGGAGCGAAAGTATTGGAAGGATCAATCGTTAAACCACTTGATCTTTTTATCTCAAACGTACCAGACGATCCACAGGCAAAGAAACCCGGTCCGCCTAGTTTCTTTGTCAGACCAATGTCGCCATTGTTACCTATAGCATAATAAACATCGTCATAGGGTTGAACAATGCTACCATTAACTGTCAATGCCTGTGGTGTAACAGGTGTACCAACACCAAGACGGTTATTTACATTATCCCAATATAAGTTGGGGTTGCTTGAAAGGTCTGTTGATGTAGACCAGAAAGCAACACGCGTCCCCGCACCTGAACCAGACACGGGCTGTGCAACGCCGTTAAAGCTTGCCGCTGTGATAGCGCCAGTTGCTGTAATGTTACCACCAAAACGACTGTTACCACTGTTAACATTTAACGAATAGGCATTCGTAATTGTTACGTTGGTACTCGCAACGGGTGGACCGTTGATATAGACAGTTGATACATTGGTGTATGTAACGCCTGTATTGTTGGCGGTTAATATCGCATTCCCGAAGCCAATGGTAGCTTGGTTGGCAACCGTACCAGACGCAGCCGTTGCAACATCATTCTCGAAATGTGATGTATTGGTCTGGATCAGGCTACCATTTAAGCTCAAAGCATTGTTAATGCCAGCAGCCGTGGCCTGCAGACGACCACCTGTTGTAATGGTGCTGACAGAGTTAATGGTGTTCATACCCGATAAGGCACCACCCGATGACAGCGTCATAACAGTTGCAAAAGCGCCACCATTAAGGCTATGACCGAAGTTAAAGTTCGATGATGGCGCTGCACCTGATACTGGACGGTTCTCAATGATCCAGTCGGATGTATTGGACGCTGAACTCGTGGTGTTCCACGCTGTACCAGACATACGCAAGCGTGGGGAATATTGAACAGGAACACCAGCTGTTGCTGCTGTAATGTTTGTCTCAATAAAACCATCCACGGACGTGGTAGCAAGGTTATTGCGTGTTGTCGTAACGGTGTTACTAGCAGCAATGGTTGCTTGGGAGACAAGGTTTAATCCCTGAATATTGCCCGATGCAACAACAGTGGTTGGCGTGATAGCACCTAATGTTAATGTGATGGCGGGTGTTGATGTGGGGTTAGCAACACTCCCTGACACACCGTTGGCAGTTGTTACAGATACAGAAGTGACTGTCCCAGAACCAGCAGAGGGAGGTGCCCAATCAGCCGCTCCACCATTTGCTATGATAACATAGCCATCTGGGACACCTGTTGCATCAACAGTGTGGTCAGCGTTCCAGTCAGTGGATACAACAAAACCGGATAACAACGTACCCGGAGGCACGGTTCCTGCGGCAATTGCGGCATCAAGATCAGTCTGTGTCCATGCTGGAACTGTGTTTGTCTTGGGATGCTTTATCTTGATAGCCATTAAGCGCTGCCTACGGTATCAACCGTCACAACTCCCGTTGTCATGCCAGTGATTGGATCACGTAAAACTTTCCTATCTGCAGTAATAGCTTTTGTCAGCATCATTAAGCCAGTATGGATCTCATCAAGCTTCTGTAAGTTTGTTTGAGCAATAAGCATCTTGTTTTGCTCGTTCTGCATTTCCATTTCAGCTGTTTGAACCTGAATAGCTTGCTCTTGCATAGCCATTTCTTGCATAGCTTGCTGATTTAACGCATCTTGCTCACGTTTCTGGCGGATCTGATTGACTTTAGCCAGCAATACATTCTCGTCATCAGCTTCATGCTCAATTGTCTCAGGCTCTGCACTTCTCTCTTTTGGTGTAGCGCCTTCAACGGAAGTTAATTCCAATTTTAGAAGTTCAAGAGCGCTCTGTTCTCTCTGTGCTTGTATTTTTTGCATATCAAGAGCTTTTTGACGTGCATCTTGTTGATCATTTAACACCATTTCTTGACGCTTCAGATCAATATCGGCTTGTGCTTTAGCAATATCAGCTTGCTTACTTTCCAACTGCTGCTCTAATTGCTGAATACCAGCTGTTAATTGCTGGATAGCCTTCTCTTGTTGGGCAAGTTGGTTTTTGACTTGTGGCGGGATGGGTTCTTCATCCGATTCTTCTGTCAATGCAACAGGTAATGCAGCCTTATAGCGGTCTGCAATCTTGTCTGCACCCGGCCAATCTTGAGCGCGATAGAACAGGTCAGGAGCAATTTCCATCAAGTTGGTCTGGCTGGCCAGTGTCAGCATGGCATCCGCTGATTCCTGACGGCGTGTTGTGAAGCTTGGTCCAGTTGTCACCATAACATCATACGTACCAACAGTCAGGTCAAGTTCTTTCATCTCGCCTGTCTTCTTGTCCTTGAATTTCTGGTTTACTTTAATTTCACGCGTTGTTCCATCTTCCTTACGCCCTTTAATAACGCGGCTGGCATCAAGGATCTTGGGGATCAGGTCAGCACAAATACGCCCACCAGCACGCTGACCACGCGCTAAATTGTCTGTGTAGTGGAATGTTGAAACATCGCCTTCAACCTTACGCGCATTGATAGCCTTACCAGAAGACTCATTACCCTGCTGGCCTAATGATGCGGGAAAAATACCGGATGTTGTATAGAAATTGTTCTGTGCCTGTTGAACAAGAGCTAAGGCACCTGAAATATCAGCAGAAGCCGAGTTACGCTGTGGCATTGGCAATACAGTGCCGGGAAGACCATCAACCGTTGCCAGAGCCGGGAGGTAAGGATATTTCTTGACGTTGGCTGCGTCCCAGAACTTCTCATAGCCCTCGATCTGGCGCGGATCCATGATGTAAGGAGCAAGAGGCACCATGCCCATAATCTCTGTTGCGGTATTCGACCAATGGTTATATTGGCGTTGGGCTGACATCATGCCTTCAACCATACCGCTGTAATAGGTCTTGCCGTCGATGATCAGCATTTCACCAGAAATACGGACATAAGGGATATATTTACCCGGCCATTCACGGGTTTCCAATACTTCGGTTGCTGTGCATTTATACCATGTAATCTTGGGGACAACCACATCACGAACATCAGAAGGGTCAATCTCACCCTTTGGCTTGTCTTTGGTTGTCTTGCCATTGACACGATAAAGCTTCTCTATCTTGTCGGTGCGTTCCCAATATTCAACAACGCGAACGGTGTCTTTGGTTGCCCAATCAGGAGCCTTATCACCAATCATCTTGGTGTCGCCATCATCATACTGGCGGTCATTTTCCTTATTAAACTGGATCAACGGCAGATCATAGCACTCCAGAAGGAAGCGGCGATCAAGAAAATCCTGTTGTACGCAATTAGGATCGTCGTAAATGTTGAAGACATTGGGACACCAGCGCAAGGCAATATTCTGGTCGAAAGAGTTGTCACTCTCATATTCGGTCACATAACGCCAGTAACCCCAGCCAATTGTAACCTGATTGTCACATGCCGCGTCATAGGCAACTTCAGCTTCAGAAGAAGCCTGCACATTGCGGATATAGTCTTCATAGGCTTCAGCGACTTCCTCACTGCCATCATTGCCAGCAATGAAGCGGGTCTGCGGCATATTCATGCGCTGGTCATTGGTGACCTGATGAAGGAACTGCGGGATTTGATTATAGGACTCTGTGGGGCGGTTGCCTTCATTGCGGAGGCGATACATGCCAGCATCCCATTGATCGGCACCACCACGGCGGAACTTGAGGGCAATGCGGCCACGGCTTCTATCGTCGGAGAATGCATCGGCGGAGAGCTGATAATTGTCAAGCATACGTTGGATGACGGGATCATCCGAATTGTTTACAGGTTTGCGGCTGGCCATGCTATCTCCGGTTCAGGGAAAGTTTAACGGTATCAGAGTACCGCGTCAAGATATTAATACGCACCCATTCCAGCAGCGGAGGAACCTGGTTCTCGGGTTATAGGTTTCTTGCCGAGACCAGCCTTCACCTGACCAGCAGCAATGGCAGCATACCGGGCGGCAGAACTACCATGCGAAGTCCAGTCATGGCGAGGCTTGCTCTTGAATATGCCGCGATCCTCATCCCATTCGTAAGCGTATTGCGTCAAGGCATGGATACCATCAGCGCATTTCTTCTCATCAAATACTGAATATGCAATTGTTTGGCGCAACAGCTCAATGCCGGGATTAATATCTGTCTCACGTGTCAGAACAGTGTTATCAACACCAAGTGATGTAAGTTGCTTGGTTACACTATCGCCACGAATGTTACCATGACCACCATCATGCGGCAGGAAATTACCTTTTCGGATGTAATTATAACTCTCAGCCTTGATGATCTTGGCATAGTGATCAAGCTGTTCGCCACTATTCTCATAATACTTGAGCCAACGCAACTCACGGCCAACAAACTGCAACCACCAGATAGCCGTTGCATCACCAAAGCCTAAATCCCAAGCCGTGAAGACTTCACAGGATGGATCGTATGGCACGAAGGTAATGCGGTCTTCCTCACGGGCTTTAGCTATCTGCTTAGCAAATACAGCGCCGGATCGGCGTGTGTCTGGCTCACCTTCCCAGATGTGGAGATAAGCCTCATGGTCATCCTTCTTAAGCTTTTCCATCTCAAGGCGCAGAACATCAGGGAAAAATGGATTGTCACGCCATGAGACTTTCTTGTGAAAAACATGTTCGTCGGCTTGTGTAATGAAGCGGCGATAGGTTGGGTCTGTCACATTCTTGACGTTGAAGGTTGCCCAAATCTCAGAGTTTGGCTTACGGATTGTGGGGATTAGGATTTCATAAGAGTTATTCGATACGCTCTCGGCTTCCTCAATCCAGCAATAATCACATCCTTCAAGTGATTTAAGATCGCGTGTGTTATGCTTAAGACCACGGAAGATAATCTCTGTACCATTTAGGCCGCGTATCTCGGTCTCAAGGATCTGATAGAAAGCCTTGAACGTGTCGTTTTCTCGGATAATGTCGGATAGAAGCTTGTGAACTGAGTCCTTGATTGATTTCTGTATCTCACGGGCGCAGACAATGCGCTTCTTGCTTTGAGCGCCAAGGATGAGCAAAGCGCGGGCGACTGAGTGGCTCTTACTGCTTCCACGGCCACCGTAATATGCTTTGTATCGTTTAGGCTGGAATAGCTCTTTGAAAGCTGAGGGGATGATAATTTCGGATGTCATTGATCCTGTGGGGCGACTTTCGCCATAAGGTCTTTCATTTGGTCACGGCCAATCTTGCGGTTGCCTTCATCAAGCCATTTGTAGTCAGCTTCTGTCCATGTTGGAACAGGGCGTTGCAGGATTTCGGTGACGGTCTCAAGCAATGTCATTTGGATTGCCAAGCTCAGGCTCTGAGTTAATGAACTTAACGGCCAGACCAAGTGGTGAACCTTCAGCGCCAGTCAGTTCTGTTTTGTCTGTGATTTTGCCATAGAGGGTGTCTTGAATTTCCTTAATAGCAGCGACATCGCCTTCCCAAGCTTTCTTAATCAGAGCCATGATAGCAAACTCTTCAGCAGTTGCTTCTAGCTCTTCGCCGCTAAGGCCGTTTTTCTTGACTTTGAGGCCAGCATACTCAGCAAGTACCGTAGACCTACTGCGAGCACCTTTAGGTCGTCCAGCGGGGTTCCCAGACTGCCCCGGCTGGTAAGGAATCAGATTTTCAAGAGGAGGATTTGGGTTCCCAGACATCTTTGTAAGTTCTCTGTTTAGATCAAACCAAAAGCACGTAGCAATAACAACACGATAACAAGACCGATCAGACCACCAAAAGGATACGGGCCCCAATTAGCAGCATGAGGCCAAGCTGGGAAGGTGAATACGCTTGAGATGACGAGCAGGATGATTAGAAGGGCGATGATATTCACAATTAGCTCCTCGGTGAATGGAATGCCTCTGGTTTAACGTCTAGAGGCTGGACGAACAAGTCCGAGGAGGATTGATGTGATCAGTGTGGCATGGATTGGGGGCGGGTGTCAAGGGCAATCCGCTCCCCGGCGTTGGTGTTGGTTGGACAGGTTCAGATAACAGCGGCCATGCTCTGAAACATATATCTAGACATCTTGCGATGCGCGCCGATTACATACCTGTCCATGATTGATATGCGGCAATAAACTTCCAACTACAACATATCAATCAAAGAAAGATTGCCCTTGTGACGCTAGGCGGCGCGTAAGATTGTTTTACGATAAGAATTATCCCTTTCCACAAGGGAACCAGCCTATACCGGACTGGCGCGGTGTGTTAGGTGCATCGGGAACTCCCGTCGAGGCCATCCACCTGTCAAGCGGTATATGGATGCTTTGGCGCGTACTGACATTTAGCCTGTCACCTAACATCCCCAAGCTACCCGAGTCGGCGATGCGTGTCAAGGATTATCAGGCTTCCACGACAGACGTTCCAGGGCGTTCCATCTCGACCTTGTGAATTGTTTTGCCGTCATCATTGCAGATATAGGCAAGACCATAAACAAAAAGCTTATGAGCGCCGTCTTTTGCATATGAGACAATCTTAGCCAATCGCCCGGATTCGACCACACCTTCAAGGATCAGGTGATTTACGTTTTCCTGTTGGGGATATTTTTCGATATCGGACAAAGTGCTGCCGATCATAACATCCGTTACACCGTCGATGAGATAAACGCAGCCATCAAGGCCATAATACTTAATAAGCATAATAATACTCCTGTTGATAATGATGATAGCCCGAAGGCATGATCATCTTACCCCAACGCTCGCGCTGTGTCCAGCCGAAAGTGAGGGGTTATTCTGTACGCCATACTCGCGTCTCTGTTTCGGATATTTTGGAAGTAACAATAGTCAGATTATGACGTTTTGCGTATTGGTAAGGAATATTATTTTTCTTTGTATCAATCACAAAGCTATCCCCTACTTCCATATCTTTCATTGTTTTAGAGATATTGCGTAATCTTTTATTTGGCATGGGTACATTTTTATCGATAATCATTTTAATCTCCATTAGTTGTTTAGCGTATTTATATAAACATCATTATTATTCGTTGTCAAATAAAATTTACTAAGTCTCCCTAAGCGCAGTGAAGGGGTTTGCTTTAGCAACCCACCACTGAGCAAGGGGACACCGTAAGGGGATGGGTTGCAGTTTGCGCAGCTAATCTTATAAAGGAGAAGTGCGCAAAGTGCGCAGATGAAATCTGTTAATATAATCATAATCTTATTTAAGGTTTTGCCTTCTTATATATGGAAATCACAAAATGAGAAGTGCGCAACCATAATCATATTACATTATTGATTATATTAATCAGGGTCTTTCATCACAATGAGCGCTTTTTTCTCTTTGCGATCCTTATTACTGACCATCATCTCTTCGATCAGATAGCCATCTTTCTTCCAATTTCGGATCAAAGTTCGTGCGACAACAGAGTTAACTTCTAACAATTTTTCCATGATCGGGATAATATAATTACTCGCTTGGGCAGAGGTTGAGTAGAAGCCGTGTTCTTCATCACCGTCTTGGATAGTCTTAAATAGTTCTTTGATCTTGGCTGGGTCGAGTCCATCACCAATCTTAGGTGGCTCCCAATACTGCAAGACCCCGACCTTGTCACCCTCCTCTTGTGTGACAGGATTGCCGTTTGGCAGGGTGACAGACTTGCGCTCGAACCAGTCAGCCGATTCGCTGGGGGCTGCCATGTTAGCCTTGGCACTGTCAACCCGGACGTACCATGTCCGGCGCTTCTGCTCGATGCCGTAGAGGTCAGCTTCCTTGTCTGACATAACCTGAAGTGTCCGGGCGGAGCGTACAGCCCCGGCAATGGCACTGGCACCCCGTGCCGCTTCCATATTGCCAGCCATGCTCTCTTTACCCATCTTCTTGGTATGATGGACAAGATCAATGGCACAATTGGTATCGTTGGCAATTTGCGAAAATATATTTAAAACCTCATCAATGTCCTTATTGTCGTTCTCGGATGCTTGATGGACACGAACAAAGGGGTCAATCGACAGGTAGGATATGTCATTGTCCTTAATGGCCTTGTAAAGCGCGTCAGCATCGGGTCTGGCATATTGGCCGTCCTTGGTCTTCTCTAGCACGATAAGCCGTCTATCACGCCCTGAATTGAGGAATAGCTGCCCTTTAAGTTCCTCCGTCTTCACATGGAAGTTGAGACAGATGGCGGCGAGTCGGCGCTGTAATTCGTCTATTGGATCCTCAAGGTTGTAGTGCCATGCCTTAACGGTTTCATGTGGCATGTCTTTGAGCAGGGCACGACCTGTTGCCAAAGATACAGCGTCCGTCATAACAAGCTGGGTCTTACCAACACCACCGGGAGAGATTGTTGCACTGCAAAATCGGCGGATAAGGAAATTACCGTATAGGAATTGTCGCTTGGGAATGGATTGGAAGTTGTAATCAGATACCAGACCAGCTTCGAGAATCTTGGTAATTTTCTGCTCAGCCTGCAATTCTGACATATCCAGAGTGATTCGGGATAGCAGATCCGATACGTCAACAGTGTCACTGGTGGCGGCGAGTGACCAATTCTGTGAGAGATTAAAGATAGTACGCTTAAGATAATATAGTTTTATCTCTTGTGCGTGTTGACGGATTGATCCAGCAGTTCCTACCATAAACGATGTCAGCAAGCCAGAAATATATTCCCGGCCATTGGCTTCAATGAATAGTGGATTGTCCTTAAGACGCTTGATAAGGATTTCAGGCGTAGAAGATTGTCCGTTGTCTAATTGGTGTGAAATTGTTTCGTATAGAAGGTTATGAAATGGGAAATAAAAGTTTTCCGGTTTTAATATGTCTGAAATGTGTAAATAAAAATCATTTCGTGTGATCAGAAGGCCAAGCAAAGCCTGTTCGATGTCTTGGTCGAAAGCCTGTGCGGCTGGTGTTGTTTGATAGTTCATTTCTTTCCTTTGCTTTCTTTTCCCCCGTAAGGTGTTGGTTGAGCAAGCTCATACCCGCAAAGGAAAAAAGAGGTTAGAGCATACCGTTGCAACCGGCGCTCAACCAACAATGTGACATTCGCATTGATTTTTTACGTTGTCAAGAATAAATCGGCATGTTGTTCTGAATTTTCAATGCGCTTGCAAGCTATATCGAAATATTTCTTATCAAGTTCTATACCGATAAACTTACGATTGCTTAACTTTGCAGCTACACCTGTAGAACCAACACCCATAAATGGATCTATAACAGTATCCTCTGGTGAACTTGATTGTTCAATATAGTGTTTCATCAACATAACAGGCTTTGGTGTTGGATGATCTTTATATGGTTCTTGTGGGATGTAGAGGAGTTGACGGGCACCGCAATCATTTATAAATTTTGCTTTACCCTTATAAAAGAACCCGGTGAACTCGCAATTCTTCATATACCAACGGTTTGGTGTAGCGTTCCCTTTGTCCCAGACAAGAAGGTTATGAAATTTAAAACCAGCATCATCTGCTGATGTGATCATATTTTTAATATGTCGATTGTTACACATGATATAAGCATGTGTGTTTTCTTTTAAGGATTTGTACATGAGTGGAATAAAATCAGGCCAATCAATATCACAGGATACAATATTTCCATCATTAACATAATTTTTAGGATTGAACTTACCAGACATACGCCTACCTTCTATTGGGTTTCCTCCACCACTTGCTAAAGTATAAGGAGGGTCGGTGACTAACAAGTCAGCACACATGCCTAGTGATGGAAGTATTTCCATACAATCACCGCAGTATAGTGTAGCGTTTCCTATATTTTGAAACTCGAATGTCATTTTTTTAATTCTGATAAAAGTTTTTCAATCAGTAACTCAATAGGGCCACTAATCGCACGAGTGCCAGATTCATAATGGCGGATAGACCGGGAGCTTTTAAGTCGTAATATTTCTGCCATTTGGCTTTGAGAATAACCAAGCTTCTTTCTAGATCTTTTAAACTGTGTAGGGGTCATGGCTTAATCCTGTGTAGGGGTCATGGCTTAATCAAAAAGAAAGGCGGTTGCTAGCCGCCGTTCATATTTAAATAACGGTTGGAATATAATCAGCATCAATACGCATACGTTCCATTGTCTTTTCTTTACGCATAGCTTCCCAAGCCTTTAATAAATATGGCATAACTTCACGGGTACGGAAAATACCACCAGCATAACGAATTTCAATGAGCTTATTGCGCAAAGTCATGATGGGATCGCCAATCTTTAGATTCTCTCCGCTGTTTAGCTTGTTAAAATATAATTCACATTTATTGATGTCGCGTTTGCTCATCAGGTAATGAATGGCACAAAGTGCTGAATAAGGTACAAGTTTCTTTGCACCATGTAGGTGAGATACCAGATCAACAGAACGCAATATTCCCCGGTTTTTATTTACCCAATCAATGACTTCATCATGTGATGGTTTTTTACCACGAGCTTTTTCATCAAAAGCATAGTTTTCATCAAATTGCATGATAGTAATAACTGCAGCACCAATGATAGCAGCACTTTTACGATACTTCTCATCATAGGTTGCTAAAGCATCGCCAACGGATCGTTTTTTTCCAATGTCGATAGTAGAGAATGCAGAACGTTCAACACCTGATACGACAACCATCTTTTGTGTTGTACTGGAATTGATAATTGCATGTAAGCGGTGTTGTCCATCAAGCAAGCTACCGTCTTCAGCAATAATAATATTTTCTCCGTTGAAGTTCCATTTACCATCTTTCATCATGCGAGAGTAGGATGAAACAGTCCCAGAACTGATAGGGCGGTTATGGTTGTTTTTAGCAAGGATGTCTTTAGCTACCGTAGGGGTAATATCTACGATTTTAGTAGTGATTTGTTTGGACATTTTTATCTCCTGTAAGATCGGTCAAATTGACCACGAATCATGTATAAGGTACAATGTACCTATGTGTCAAGTTTTATTTATACTCCTTCATGAATTTGTTAACAGCCTGATGAATAATATCTGTTAACGATTTAAAATCATGTTTAATCTTGAAAGCCTGGACTTTCTTAAACCATAATGGACTTGTTAAGAAATGAACCCGCTTAGGTTCGGTATCATAAATTTTTTTCATGTCATCCCCTTTTTTCTGTTGACTTGCTGTTTTTACTATGCTTATATGCACATGTCAAGACATTTTCACACGGTCTTATAATAGTGTGAGCAACCAAAGGAGAACTGCATGGCTGTTTCATTAGCTATGGATATTTTGCCTCTGCTCGTGGACGCAAGATCATATATCGAACATAACGAGAAAACCAATCATTCAAATGATAATGATCCACTGGTGCGTAAATTATCGCGCTTGATTGATCGTGTTGTGTTGGAGGTTAAAAATGGCCAGTAAGCTTAAAGCGGTTGCACCCAAAACAGCAGAACCAAAAAAACCCAAGATCCTGATATACGGCAAGCCGGGCGTTGGTAAGACGTGGGCTTCTTTAGATTTTCCCGGTGTCTTTTATATAGATACTGAAGGTGGGGCTACTATGGCTCACTATACCGATAAGCTTGCTGCGTCCGGTGGTGTGTATCTTGGTCCAGATCATGGTGCTTTGGACTTTGAAACCGTCATTGGACAAATTCAAGCTCTGGCAACAGAAAACCATGATTATAAAACAATCGTGATTGACTCGATTTCCAAGCTGTTCAACACAGCTGTGGCAAACGAGGCAGAGCGTTTGGGTGACAAGAATGCGTTTGGTGCCGATAAGCGACCAGCCATTGCCTACATGCGACGTCTGGTGAAGTGGCTGTCAGACATTGACATGAATGTCATCCTGATTGCACATGAGAAACCTGAATGGGGTCTGAATGCCAAAGGTGAGCGTGTCGAGATTGGTTCAACATTTGATGCATGGGACAAGCTCGAATACGAATTGGACTTGGCCTTGAATATCATCAAGGTTGGTGCTTCCCGCAAGGCGCGTGTTCGCAAGAGCCGACTAAAGGACTTTCCAGATGGTTCAAGCTTTGACTGGTCTTATAACGATTTTGCCGATAAATACGGTAAGACCGTTATTGAGAAACAGTCCGAGGCAATTGTTCTGGCAACAGAGGATCAGTTGATTGAGTTGAATGATCTGCTCAACATGGTTCGTCTGCCAGAGGGACAGGTCGAGAAATGGTTGAACGCCAAACAGGTTGAAAACTGGAGCGAGATGTCAACCGATGCAATCGCGGGTGCTATTACCCACATTAAAAAAACTTACTTGAAACAAGGAAAATAAGACATGGCTTTTAATTACACACCAGCATCCGACGAACAGTTGGAAAAAGAAGCTAACGAGCGCAAGGAAGCAAACTTGCTTGTTGAGGGGGAATATGATTTCGAGATTGCTCTTGGATCAAACCACGTTAGCGCAACATCAGGCAAGGAATCTATCAAGCTTCAATTGCTTGTGTTCAAGGATGATGGGACATTTGTCACGATCTATGACTACATCACACCGGCTTATATGTTTAAGTTTAAACATGCCGCGCAAGCATGCGGACTGGAGACTGAATATAATGCTGGTTCTTTGGATGGTGATATGTTCAGCGGCCAAACAGGTAAAGTTCTGGTAGGACGACAAGCCGCACAGAATGGGTATGGACCTAAGAACATTATCAAGGACTATATTGTAGGCGCTGCGCCTGTAGCTAAGAAGACACCTAAACAAGTGTCTAACGATCTGGATGATGAGATCCCATTTTAGGGTTTAAATAATACACAGCCGTCACCCCGGCGGCTGTGACTTTCTGAGGGAGATTGATGTTATGATAGCGGCTTTATTTGTAGAAAAGAATGGTTGTTATTCTAAATTAGATAACATTGATTTATGGTGTAAAGACCGTGATGCTAGAAATTATTTAGGACCCTATCCGGTTGTCGCCCATCCTCCGTGTAATTTATGGACAAGATTTGCAATTGTTAATTTTATAAGATGGGGAGGTGACCATAATAAACCGCGGAATGACAATGGATGTTTTAAGAGTGCTTTGCAATCGATAAAGAAATTCGGTGGTGTACTTGAACATCCGGCTTTTTCTTATGCTTGGGATGAATATGATTTACCTAGACCTAAAGTTTTAGGTTGGCAAAAGCATGGTGATATATGGATATGTGAAGTTTGGCAATCAGCATATGGTCACAAAGCAAGAAAAAGAACATGGTTGATATATTCCGGTAAGAATGATCCATTTGAATTAAATTGGGATAGACCAAATGGAACTCATCAGATTGGAGGTTTCGACCAGCGTGGTAAAGACAGAAACAAACCAACAATTAGCGGGAAAGCAGCCAGTGCAACACCCATTAGTTTTAGAGATGAACTTTTATTACTGGCAAAACAAGCAATGCAATAACCCCCGCAATCCTGCGGCTGTGGATTTAACTGATGGAGAGATGGGATGAGTGAGGTAAACTTTAAGATTGATAAATACATTGAAATTCCAGAGAATTATCCAAAGAAATATCCTTTTGAAGATATGGATATTGGTGATAGCTTTCGTGTTCCTTGGGAATTTGCTCACCATGCACGCCAAAAGATTTATTTATATCATTCAGCCAGTAAACTTCGCTTTAAGACGAAAAAGCTGTATGAGAACAAGAATCTAGTGATTCGAATTTGGCGTACTGAATAACCCCGTTCCCGCTCCGGCGGGAGCTTTCACACAATGAGGAGATGATGATGAGTGTAGGAGATATTTTAGGATTTATTTTTTTATTTGTTTCTTTCATTTTTACATTGATGATTTTTATTAAACTAACCACATCGAAACACGGGGAGATTGAGGGATGAGTGATATGCCAAAAGAACTAACATTGCGGGATTACTTTGCTGCTATGGCTTTATCTCATATTGCAACTTCAACCAATGTACAAGAATATATAGATAGTGATACAAAACGTGCATATATGTATGCTGATGCAATGATCGAAAATAGGTTAACACCAGAGCAAAAAGAATTAGAAAAACAAAGACAAGAGTTAGAAGATATGCGTGAAAAATTTAAAATGGAAAAAGATTTAAAATGGTTTGAAGAGAATCTTAAGGAAAGAGTATAAAATGACAAACGACATGCCCGATGTTGTGGTATTATTTAAAAATACCCAAATGGATGAATTAGTGCTTCTAGGTAAATCACCTGTAGCAACTATATTCCCATTGCATAGATACATCCTCAAGTCCATCGCTGACGAGCTGGCGGAGGCTTTGACGTATTATATAAATATGGCAGCAAGCTCTTCATGGGATAATGAATTTTATCAAGACGATGGTGATCATGCTAAGAAAGCTATATCCCGCTACCAAGCCCTGACAGAGAAGGGGGAGTGAGATGAATAAAGTTGGTCAGATGACAATCGAGGAACGTGCTGCAAGAATTTATTGTGAACAGAAAGGTATTGATCCAGATCAATCAGACAATAACTGGGGTAATTTAATAGACCCAATTAAGAGAGATTTTGATAGACTATCTTTTATGCTATACTGCCTCAAACAAGCAGAGAATACTAAATGAATAAATCCTTTGCTGTAGGCCGTCTCAAAGGCGGTGTGATGAATAAAACAGAACAGGCATATGATGCTTATCTTGATGGATTAAAGCATCATGGCGACATCCTGTGGTACAAATTCGAAGGTCTTAAATTCAAGTTGGCAGATAATACCACATACACGCCAGACTTCAGTGTCATGATGGCCGATAACTCCATCGAGCTGCATGAAGTAAAAGGTCATTGGCAGTCTTCTG